TTTATTTTCCTCTTGGACAAAGATTGTTTGAAATTAAAAGAGTAGAAGCAGAAAAACCATTTTATCAATTAGGAAAAACTTACGTTTACGAACTTCTTTGTGAATTGTTTGAATATGAAAATGAGGACATTGATACGTGTGTTGATGAAGTCGATAGAGTTGTGGAGGATGAAGGATACATTACTACACTAGTATTAGAAAGTAGTGCAGTAAATGCAACGGCTACAGCTTTACTAAATGTTGAAGGTATTAATGGTATGGTTGGACAAATCATACTCAATAATGATGGTAAAGGATATACATCAACTCCCATAGTTACGATTGCCAATCCAGTAGTTGGTGGAGGAAGAACTGCTACAGCTGTTGCTATCACAACATCGGCTGGTGGAGTTTACTCTATTGATTCCATTAGAATTACAAACGCTGGTTCTGGATATACTGCAACAAATCCGCCTTTAGTAACAATAACAGGAGGAAATGGTGTTGGAGCAGCAGCAACAGCAGTTATTGTAGATGACGCAATTCAATCTCTCACAATAACAGATGATGGTAATGGATATTTTGTTGTTCCAACGGTTACAATTGCAGGACCATCTGGCGTTGGTTTAACTGCATCTGCCATTGCCACTATTGAAACCGTTGAAGGAACTGTAACAGCGCTTCAAATGACAAATGCTGGTTCTGGATATGTTTCGGCTCCAGTAGTTGCCATATCTACAGCAGGAGTAACTGGAATCGGAACATTTATATACAATGAAACCGTCACTGGTTCGATTAGCAGCACTACCGCACAGGTTAGAGGATTTAAAATTAGAGATGACATTAGTGTCTCAGATCCACCATATGAACTTTATGTTGCAATTAATGATGGAGTATTTACGCGAGGAGAATCCATAGTTGGTTCAGCTTCTTCGGCTTCCTATATACTTAAATCGCATGATACCAATAGTCACGAAGAGTCATTTGATACAAATGAGGAGATTGAGACTGAAGCAGATTCAATATTAGATTTTACAGAATCTAATCCATTTGGAGAATACTAATGCTAGGAACTTATTTTTACCACGAAATTATACGTAAAACTATCATTAGTTTCGGAACACTTTTTAACAACATTTATATCAGGCATCTGAACAAAGATGGCAGTGTTGCGGATGAAACTAAAGTTGGACTGTCATATGGTCCATCTCAAAAGTTTTTGGCAAAGATACAGCAGCAGGCAGATTTGAAAAAACCTATTGCCATTACTTTGCCAAGAATGTCATTTGAGATGACTAGCATTCAGTATGATTCAACTAGAAAGACAAGTGTTACTCAAACCTTTAAAGCTAGTGATGATGCTGGTAATGTAAAAAAAGTTTATATGCCAGTTCCATATAACATTGGATTTGAACTGAGCATATATGCAAAATTGAGTGATGACGTTTTACAAATTATTGAACAGATTTTGCCTTTCTTCCAACCATCTTTTAATCTAACTGTAGATTTGGTTGATTCTATTGGCGAAAAAAGAGATGTTCCTATAGTATTAGATAGCATCGATATGCAGGATGATTATGAGGGTGATTTTTCCACTAGAAGAGCATTAATTTATACATTGAGATTTACGGCAAAAACCTACATGTTCGGTCCAATTGCCGATTCTACCGATGGACTTATTCGTAAGGTTCTGGTTGATGTGTATGCCGATACGAATACACAAACTGCCAAACGCGAAGTTCGTTACACGGTTCAACCAGATCCAATCGATGCGGATCCAGAAGATAACTTTGGATTTACTGAGAATTGGGAATTTTTCTCAGATTCTAAAGAATATAGTCCTACAAGACAAACTGATATTTAATAACTATGTCTGATAATTATGATTCTATAGACGATGCACTCAATATTGAGAGCGAAATCGTTAAGGTGGATAAACCATCTCAATTAAAACCTGCCGACAAATCAAAAAATGATATTGAAAAGGATTATGAGTATACTCGTGCCAATTTATACTCATTGATTGAAAAGGGACAGGAAGCAATCAATGGTATCATGGAACTTGCTGGCGAAGGTGGTAGTCCAAGAGCATATGAAGTTGCTGGACAGTTGATTAAAAGTGTTGCGGATACAACCGATAAGTTGATTGATTTGCAGAAAAAACTCAAAGACGTTGAAGAAGATACCAAGAAAACAACAAACAATGTCACGAATAACGCCTTGTTTGTTGGTTCAACATCAGAACTTCAAAAGTTACTCAAGCAAGGTTTTCTAAATAATAAAGAATAATCTTTTCCTCTAATGGGTTGGTCCGAAAAATATAAAAAATCTATTGATTGTGACAACCCAAAAGGTTTTAGTCAGCGTGCTCATTGTCAAGGACGTAAAAAGAAAATGAAAGAAGAAACTTTAGATTATATGTCAGAAGGAGACTTTTGGCATCCAGATCCAGAGAAGGACAAAAAAACTTCCTGGTAAAGGTCCACAGATGAGAGCGCGTGAAGATAGAGGACAATCAACCTCGGCACAAACAAAACCTGATTACAGTAAAAGACTGAAACCAGGCGAATCTTACATGGATTTTGCCAAGCGTAAGGCAAGAAACGAAGAAAAAGATCATGAATACTCCATGGCACGCTCGGAGATTTCAACAATCATCTCTGCTGCCAAGAGATTGAAGAAGAAAATGGGCAAAGGTGAAGGAAACCTTGAAGCTTGGGTTCAATCAAAAATCACCAAAGCTGCAGACTATATCGATTCTGCCGCTGATTATGTAGATAGTGGAGAGATGAAGGAAGAGGCGAATGGTAAATGCAAAGCAGGATATTATTACTGCCATACCGATAAGAAGTGTAAACCCATTTCTAAAGGAATGAGAGTTACTTCAAGATACTTTGGTAATGGAAAAGAACCAGAAGAAGTTGGTATTGATGCACCAGTTGAAGGTAATGGTGAAAGTAATGGTAACGGAAATGGCAATGGCATGGGTGAAGAAGTAGTTCACGAGGGTGG